AAGAAACATAAAAATGTACAAAAAGAGGGGGAATTGATGGGGAAGAAGTACAGTAAAGAAGATATCGAGAGAATTGCAAACACTCCTGATGATTTGCTCACTCCAGCAGAGCGAGGGTTTAAGAATATTATTCCTACTATTGGTTACAAGGGAATGCCACCAACTAATCCTCGAGGAAACTGGAAAAAGACTCCTAGTTTCAGTTCTAAAGTCCGCAAATTGATGAATGATGAAGAGTTCTTAAAAACTATTCTTAAAAGCACTCCTAGTCAATGGCAAGGAATAGTTGACAATACTCCTGCCTCAATGATAGCCGCTGGAATTGTGGCTGGTGCTACTAAAGAGATAGCTAAATCTGTAGCAGAAAATAAGCCTATTAGCAAGGAAGTTCGCGACTTAGTGGACTTGTTGAATAAGATTGGTTACGGCGAAAAGGTAGTACATGAAGCTGGTGAAACATTCTTCGATAAGGCTAACATTAGTTTCAATGTTGTTTCTACTCCTACATTAGAAGAGATTAAAGACAAAGACAAAGACGATGACGAGGAGGGTTAGTGGAAAACCTCACAATCAGCGACAAGCAACGTCATGCTATTGGTTTGCTTGAAAATCCTAGTGCTGTTGAAATCTTTATGGGTGGATCTGGCGGCGGGTCCAAGACATTTACGATGGCTATTATGGTACTCCTCACCATCAGGCAATATCCTGGTTGTCGTTTGTTTGTAGGAAGAAAAACTCTTAAATCTCTACGACAATCATTCATCCAGACTTTACTGGGTCAAGTACATAAGATGTTCAATTTGGTAGAGGACCAGGACTTCAACTACTCTGCTCAACTAGGAGAAATTAAGTATAACAATGGATCAACTGTTATTTTTGGTGAGTTAATGAAAAACCCCTCCGACCCTGATTTCTCACGTTTCGGCTCTCTTGAATTAGATATGGCGTTTATTGAGGAGGCTGGTGAAGTAACTTTGGAGGCTAAGAATGCTATTCGTTCACGTGTTGGTCGTGGCATAATGGCGAAAGAACATAGTTTGCCTGGTAAATTAGTACTCTCTGGTAACCCATCTCAAAACTTCCTACGTACTGAGTATTACGATCCATATATGGAACTTGGTGGTGGTGAATACCAAAGCTGGATAATTGGCAAAACGGTTATTAGACCTGACAAGAAAAAAGTTCCAAAGAAAGTGCCTATGAAACGCTGTTTTCTTCGTATGTCGGTATATCAGAATCCATTTATTCCTCAAAGCTATATAGACACGCTTAAAACGCTTCCTAGGAGGGAAAGAAAACGTTTGCTCGATGGAGATTGGGATTATGCAGATGATGATAGTTCACTTTTCAAATCAGGCTTGATAGATAAAGCTATAACGTATGAATTGCCTCAACCTAGTGAGAACTTTAATAAAGTTATTGGAGTGGACGTTTCAGATGCTGGTAGAGATCGTACAGTATTTTCTCTTATAGACAATGGTGTATTAGTAACTCAGAAATGCTCTAATGTACAGATGAATTGGGATAGAAAAAGTGAAGAGCCTTTAAGTTACTTAATTGCGAATGAATTAATAGAGTTTGCCCAAAGAAATGGTTTTCAACAAGTAAACGCTAAAAACATAGCGGTGGAATCAAACGGGGTCGGCGTAGGGGTAAGGGACGCTCTACGTGTTCGTGGCTGGACCTTAACAGAATATGTAAATACTGGTCAATCGAGATCAGACAATTACTATAATTTGATGTTAAATATGGATTCAGGAACTATTAAACTCTATAAGGATGTAAGCACTCTAGGTGAGTTAAGAAAAGAACTTGGAGCTCATACTTACGAAATGGAAAATCAAGAACCCAAAGTTATAAAGAAGTCCAAACTTAAGGAAACTCTAGGACGATCTCCTGACTATTCAGACTCTTTTATGATCGCTAGTTGGATGTGGGATAGAAAAGTTAACCCTCAAAGAGATCCCAAACGTAACTCTAAACGTATTTCGTGGTAAAATAAGACTAATGATAGTCCTATTTCAACGAACATGTGAGGGTTGTACTGGCAACGCTACCTCAGCCCTAATGAAACAATTGTGCATCACTCACAAACAAGAGTTTGATGTCCGCACCACTCTTCTCTGGGAGGGTTGGGCTAAGGATGCCGAAAAACTAGAGGAAAGGTTTGAGATTAAGCAACCATTCTTTTACAATACAGAAACAGACAAAGTCCTAGAAGCTACTACATTCACTCTAATGGAGCAGATGGAAAGGTTTGTTAATGAAAAGAAATGAGGCAATCAAGCAAGCTATCAAAGCGATTAGTATAGTTATCAACGGCGGTAAAGGTTCGGGTAATTTCGGACACGCAGGTAGACCAGGAAAAGTGGGTGGTAGCGGTGAAGGTGGAGCAAGCGATAGTTCTACCTCCTCTCCTAGCAGTAAAGATTTGATGCCTAAACGAGGTAGCTACTCAGACCTACCTACAATTAAACGAACCTACACCGATTCAGTTACAGGAGCTCAACGCGAGGAAGTGCTTTACCGTCCAGTGTTTGATGAAAAAGCCGCTAAGGCGGGCTCAAGCACTCCGTATATGTATGTTAGTGAAAATGGACAAAAGTTGGAAGGTTTTTCTAAAAAAGACTATGAGGCTATTCTTAATTCAGACCACACTAAAGAACTCACTGATGAGCAGAAAAAAGCTATCACTGACTACACCTCAGAATATGGTGAAGGTTCATATAAGAACGTGAATAAATATGCTCGCACTGGACAGGGTTCAGACGCAGTTAAAAAAGCGTATAAGGATGTGATATCTGCTGTTGATCGTCCACTAGGAAACAATGCAATTCTATTTAGAGGAGTTGGTGAAGAAGTATTTACAGACAAGGACATGCAAACATTTGCTAAGCAAGCGGCTAAGGGTAATTTTTCTAAGCTAGACAAGTTCTCTGAAAAGATAGGTAAATATATTTATCAGGACAAAGCTCCTACAAGCACCACTATTCGCAGTGGAGAGTTACAAGAAAAAGGTACTTCAGGATATGGTCAAAACAATGTAGGACTTCATATTCTAGCAGATAAGAACACTAAAGGAATGTATGTATCCAAATTGTCTAAATATGGTGGTAAAGCTATGGATTTGAAGGGTATGGGTACTAATACTAACTTTGAATCAGAAGTCTTATTACATCCAGATAACAGGTTCAAGGTGGCAGCTGTAGCCTTTCAAAGCTTGGGTACTACAGGCAGCTCAGGTAGTAAGAAAACCAAGGTACGAACTGACGTGTATATGGTTCCAATTAATCATAAATATGTGTCAGTCAAAACTAATACACAAGGGCTAAAAACCTATACATATAGACGACCAGATAGCTCAACATACACTATTCAGACAGCTTAATCTAATCAATAAACTCTGAGGTAGGTTTCTTACAAAAACTATTGCCGTAACCGCTCTTTTCCTATATAATAAACGATGGAAAGGAGAGGATGAATAGATTTGATATACTTGTCTTATGAATAGAGAACAAGCAATTAAGAACGCCGTAGTTGCTTTATCTCTACTCTTAAACGGAGGTGAAGGAAGTGGCAACTGGGGACATCTGGGCAGACCTGGTAAACGAGGTGGCTCAGGTGCTGGTACCGTAGGCGTTAGTTCGAACAATATCAGAAAGATTCTAGATTCGGCTAACAAGAATGGCGGTATGACAATCGACATTCACGGCAATACTAAAAGAGAAGGTATAGCTTTTGCCCCTCACAAAGACAGTGAGGCAATCATTAGTACAGATAAACTCGGTGCAGTGGAGCTAAAGAAGTTCATTGTTAAGAATATAGATAAACTTCGCCACCCAGACGCTAACCTTGGAGGTTGGAAAAACCTAGAGGATGGTAAATGGTATCTAGATATTTCTCACGTAGGTAAATATAGTAAAGATACCATTAAAAAGGCACAACAAGCTGAACAATTAGCAGTCTTTGATCTTAAGACATTCAAGGAAATTAAAACAGGAGATATCAAGAATGGCAAATACACCCCAATCGCAAGCCCAGAAGCCATTTATAATGAGCATTTCGGAAAATGAAACAGCAGATGAGTTTGCTAACCGAATGCTAAAACAAATGGGTTTCGATGAAGAAGATATAGAAGAAGCAGATAAAATTATAGCTGAAGAACAGGAAAAATAAGAAAATAACCCCTTAAATAGGGGCTTTTCTTTTATATTCTCGCTAAAAAGTATTGATTTTCTGTCTACAATGCCATATAATTAAAGCATAAACGAATGAAAGGACAGAATATGAATATACAAGACGCGGAAAAGCTAGCTCGAGAATTAATGGCTAAACACCTAGACGGTTCATGGGAATTAGCATTTAATTCAAAACTAACGGCATTCGGGCAATGCAACTATACAGCTAAGAAGATTCTACTCAGCAAGCCATTAACCGAGGTTAACAATGAACAAATCCTCAGGGAAGTCATATTACACGAAATCGCACACGCTCTAACACGTTCATGGGATGGTCACAACTCTGTCTGGAAAGAAAAATGTCTTGAAATTGGCGGCACTGGTAAAACGTATGCAAATCAAGAAGCATACATAATCTTCACGTATGTAGGTACTTGCCCAAATGGACATAAGATATACAGAAAAGGACCACTTTCTAAAAGAAAAATAGCTAGTTGTGTTAGATGCTCCCCTGAGTTCAGTCTGCATAACATTGTTACCTGGAAAAAGACACGCGTTGTTATGCAAGCAAAAGATTATTCTTCTGAACTCTTAGAAAACTATTGACATAAGCGATTGAATGCTATATAATCTAAACATAAGCAAATGAAAGGATAGTAATGAACGCTTCAAATTTACAACAAGACATCATCAATATCATCAACACTAAAGGCTCCACTCTAGACATGGATACTCTAGTGGCGGAATTGGCAAACTTAGGCTGGCAAGACATTAAGGTCTTTAACCAATATATTGGTGCTAAAAAGCAAGCTAGTCAAACATTCAGGGAAGTTGAAAATCTAAATGAATTAGGCTTAAGTGAGGTAGGGTGCTAAATTAAGCACTCTACAATTAAAAGGAGGACAAGAAATGGACAAGGCTAACGCAGGAATGTTAAAGAAAATGCTGGAAACTGTATATTCGTTCGACCCTGGAACACCTAATGCAGTTGTCTGTACAATGGGTGAATATCTGGATAACAATATGGACAACTTCCTTACGGTGCAAGCATTTCTGGTACCGAAATACTCAGACGCATACTTAAAGCGTAAGCGTGCAGAACTAGGTTATAATGGATTCTTAGTTGATAAGCTGGAAAGAGAGAAAAAGATAGAATATAGGCTCTATCAAAAGGATGGTAAATACAGAGTACTAAAGAAGAGGTTATTCGACTATATGCTAGATAAAATGGATTGGCAAAAATATCTAATCTCTTTTGAAGAGGAAAGCTACTTTAACGAAAGTATACAGACATATGAAACGGTACTTAAAGTCAATAAAAGAGCATTACCAACGTGGGATCGAGAGTCTGACGGGGACTTAGATAAGAATACGCGTAATAACATAGATATGTTGCTACGAAATAAACCAAATAAACATTATCCAGCTCAGGCTATACTTAGGGTACTTAAAATCACACCTATTAATGAAGATTAGAATGAATGTGAAAGGTTAGTAATGGTTATTGACCGTGGTGTCTTGACTCATTGGTATGTATATATTCTTATCTTAGAGGACCAGAAAGTATATGTTGGTATAACTACTGATGTAGGTAGAAGATTCTATCAACATCAAACTGGCAATGGAGCTAGATACACTAAAAAATACAAACCTATATCTATATTCAGATCTGCCTACCTAGGCTATATGTATACCAGTGAAGCTGAACTTTATGAAGATGCATTAAGTTATGAAGTAGGCAATAGTGTTGGTTTTGGCAATTGTCATGGTGGACACTACCAAGGACAAGGAGGAGGCTATAAAAAGAGCCTCAAATACCATAAGATTCCTCAAAAGTATAAACGTTTCGTATCTATAAAAGGTCTTAATCTTGATCGCGTAAAGCATTCCAGACCACGTAAGCTTACTATAGATGAAAAGATGCGACAATTGAAGCGAAAACGACGAAAAAACAATAGATATCAGTTCGCACGACAGATAGATCCACCACCTCCTATCCATGTTCCTGAAGCAAGGAAGTTGACTGATGGTGAAAAACTAGACATTTTACATAACTTAGAACAAGTAGCCCTAAGAGCTAAACAGAAGCGACTAAAAGAGAAACTGGAATGGCAAGATAAAGTTGATAGAGATATAATGGATAAGTTAAAGATTCATTTAGAGGATTAAAATGAAAACTCCAATCTGTAAATATTGTAAAAAACCAGGACATTACAAATACCAATGCTACAAGGCTATGTGGGACAGTGGAATGCGTCCTAAAACCGTTTCTAAGCGTGTTTCAGCGATTAAAAAGCCAAAGTTATATAATGTATCATCTTCAAAGAAATACACGCGTCCAACGCTTATTAAACACTTAGATGAAGTGTTCTCTAAATACATAAGGTTGAAATATTCTTTACAAGATGGCTCCTGCGTTTGTTATACTTGTGGAAAACGTTATTCCTGGAAAATTATGGACAATGCTCACTGGATTAAGCGTGGATATTTCGGTACTAGGTGGGAAGAAGACAACTGCCGAGTATGTTGCAGGAATTGTAACCGAACTCTTAATGGCAACTATGCAGTATATACTCCAAAAATTAAACGAGAATTAGGACCTGAAAAGGTAGCCAGATTAGAACAGTTGAACAAAGACTATACCAAGATTCCTGATGTAGAATTAGAACGATTAATTGCTTTATATAAGGTTAAAGTCAATATGCTACTGAATAAGAAGAATTAGACATAAAAAGTATTGACATAAGCGGTAGAATGATATATACTTAGGTTATAACATAAAAGAAAGGACAGTACAATGAACGTTTTAACTAAAGTTAAAGAAATGGCACCAGAGGCAACACAATTCGCCTGGGATGGTTGTCATAAGATTTACATACTCGAGAACCAGGAAGAAGTTACAGAGGCTGAGAAAGTTGGCTACGAAATATTAAACATTGAACCTTCTCTTGAATCCACCTGGGAAGAAAGTTGTGAACTTAGGTTTATTAACTTCTGGAATCTAGATAAGCCTGCTATTATTGCACAATGCGAATACTAAATGAAAGGATAAGAAATGAACAAGCCAAACTTAAAGCAAGACATTACTAACATCGTAAATGGTGAAAAATACAAGATTTATACCACCCTGGATTTAGATATGGTAGCAGAAGATTTGAAAGAATTGGGCTGGGAAAATATAGATGTTCAAATGAACTCTATTTATGCTGAAAAAGCTGGTAAGAAGTTCTATGTGGATCTAGATTCAGTAGAATGGAAATAAAAGCGTTGACATTAGCGACATTATCCCTTATACTTAAAACATAAGCAAATGAAAAGAAAGGACGGAGCTTATGAAAATACAAGTAGCGTATCCCAAACAAGTAAAGGTGGTACGCGTAACCTCTAAAGAGGCACGACTAACAGGATTCAAGGGTACACTCATTCAATGGAAACCCGTGAATCGAGCAGTTAGTATCACAGTAAATGTACCACCAAAGACACCAACAGAGGAAGAGTTCAAAGATGTCTAAAAAGGTATATACAATGAGTGGTGAGTTTGTTATCTCTTTAAGCGACTTTGATGTGTTAGCTAAGAATGAGGAAGAAGCCCAGGTAAACTTCGAGAACGAAGTTATTCAGCAAATTCAAGGAACATATCTGGATTGTGATATTGACACTTCAGTAATCGAAATAGAAGGCATTAGAGAAGACGATTATGACGAACTCTAAATGGTATGAATCCGATCCAGATAGCAAGCCTAGAAAGTATGTAGCAGGAATAACTCTTACATTAAGAACTGTACTACATATAGAAGCAGGCACCGAAAATCAAGCCGAATACCTAGCAGAACAACAAGCCTATGAAATGGCTAGAGAGCTAGGAATAAACGGTTACAAAATAGATGTAGATTATATTAAGGAGGAAAATTAAATGGCAGGTAAACCTAACGACAAGATGTTTAAAACTATGGCGAATAAATTGGGCGGTGAAGACGCGGCTCGTAATTATTTCAGAGATCTAGGACGAAGAGGTGGCTCGGTTACAGGAGTTAGAAAAGGCTTTGCAGCTAACCCGCAATTAGCACGAATTGCTGGCGGAAAAGGTGGACGTATTTCACGTCGTGGTAAGGCTAAAAAGGAGGCGTAATGAAAATTGAAGTCAACTTCATTAGATCCAGGAAAAAGGACATTCCTGTGAATCTAGAAGACGCTTGGCGTGTTTATGAAGAAGAACTAGACAAACATATTGCGAAGTGTACTGAAATCTCCGATAAAAAAGAAAGTAAAGAACTTTCTCCTCTATACATTGAAACTGCTCTAGTTGAATTAGATTATTTTATGAAACGAGTACGAAAGAGTGCTAAACGAGTAGTTAAGCTATTAAAGGAATATCGAGATGATGCCAATGTTTGAGATAGTAGCAACAATTGTAACAATCTTACTCCATATCCTAGGACTCTGGAAGTTGTATGAAATACTAGTAGCGGATCACAATCCACGAAAGGTAGAGATTACTGATGAGGTGGCAGAAGAGCTACAGGATCACCTAGATAAACAAGTTGAAAAGGTCGCAAAAAGAGCTACAGAGTTTGCTGAGTTTCAGGCTGGAATAATCCTAGACTATGCTACTGAATATATGTATAAGGAAATGAATAATCTCGATAAGTATGAAAAGGCACCCGAAGAACTTGTGGCTGATGTGGATGCTAATTTTAACTCATGGCTTAAAGAACGCCATCCTGAACTAAAAAATAAATAATCTGGTATAATTAGACCTAGATATAATAATCTCTAACACAGAAACGATACATGGGTCTTTTTAATACGATAATAAACTCTTTCACGAATGGAAAGAACAACAACAGTTTCAATGCTTCTAACCAGTTTTTAAGGTATGGTAATACTAAACCGTCACTAGTTCCTACATGGAGCGGTGTTAAGGTAACCCCTGAAGATGCTTATAGAGGCTATCCATATGCGGCAGCTCAGCGTAAAGGTAACCGAGTGTCTGCAATTGCTAAACGTAACTTATATATTGATGTTACTCCTGAATTGTTAGAGGAGTACCAGAAATTAAATAAAGATCCTGTACACCCATATTTAAAACTCATTCAAGAATCTACTGACTTCTCCACGAAGAAGTTTTGGAAGAACATTTCCATCTACCTAGATCTATGTGGACGGTATTACTTAGGCGTAGTTAGGGAACCAACTGGATTTGGATTGAGTTATATACAAAAGTTCGTACTATTGAATCCATTTGAAGTTAAGCGAGTTATCGATAAAAATGGCGAAGTAGCAGGTTATGTTGAATATAAAGCAGATGGTAGAAGGCGGCACTGGCAAGCACACCAAATTATTACCTTCATGGAGGAAAGCCCATTTGACACCTCTCAAGCATGGTCATTGGTTGATGCGGCTAAACCTGCTATCTATACCTTAAATCAATCAGCAGACCACACACGTCAATCTCTCAATGGTAACCTAAATGCTCCAGGAATTATCACCACAGATGTTTTACTAGACGATGGGGACTTTGAAAACTTCAAGGCAAGAATTACTTCAGGTACTAAAGGTGAACCTATTTTTGCCAATGGAGCTGGAGCTGTTCAGTGGCAAGATATGCAAATAGACTTAAATAAAGCTGCCTTGTTAGACATTAATGAGATAAATCGAAGTGAGTTTATTGCAGTAGCAGGAGCATCTAAAACAAATCTAGGTATTGAACAATCTGGCACAACCCGTGAAACAGCTAGAGTTCAAGATGATAACTATATTCGAGATTCTATTGAGCCACGCGTAGAAGATATTATTGATGTACTCAATTTGGATTACCGTAAAAACTATCCTAATGAATATGAACGAACAGGCTATACTATCGAGCTAAGAAGTGCCTTGTCTAAAGACTACGATTCTGAAATGAAAGCTACTGAGTTAAGAAACAGTCAATCTGCCCTAGCACAAGACCTAGTAGAAAAAGGCTATACTCGAGAAAGTGCTGTTTCATACGCTACAGGTAAATCTGACCTAGAAGACTTAGTTATTGATGAAGATAAACTAAAAGCCGAAGAGGAAGCCCGTAAAGCTCAAGAACAAGCTGAAAAGGAAGCTAAAGAAGAAGCAAGTACTCAAGAAGAAAAACCTACTACAGAAAACTCTCCAATAAATATTCATATTGAAGCACCGAAAGCCCCAGAAAACAAAGTTGTAGTTCAAGAATCCGACAAACAACCTGTTGTTAATGTTTCTCCTGTCATAAATATAGATAATTCTACTCAAGAAACTCTTAAAAATGCCGATAACAATCGAGAGGAAGAGGAACCAGATGACCAGGGTTGGGTAGGAGCTGAACTTGAAGCTATAAATGTGCTAGATAGACTGAATAATTCAGGGTTAGACACTTCAATTCTTACAAATGTGAGTGATTTACTACCCGAAACTACTAATATTCCAGGGCAAGACAACCCACACGTAACCTTAGTATACGGATTAAAGGATAAACCTTACGAAATAAAGGACCAAATCCTTAAAATTGTCGAGGAATCAGGACTTGAAGAGGTAACAATTGAAAAAATCAGTCATTTTCCTGTATCTACAGGTTTTGCTCTAGTTGCTTTACTTGAAAAGAGTAACGAATTAGTCAAGGTACATGAAGATCTACTCAAATTAGACCATTATACCCAGAAATACCCAGATTACAACCCTCATATGACTCTAGCTTACCTAGATGATATGACTATCAATGGTAATTTGGTCGATCCAAACGAATACTACGCCCCATTTGAAGACTTAGTAGGTAAAACTCTTAAAGTACAAGGAATTGATTTAGACAAACCTGACGATGATGACGGAGATATTGCTGATATTGTTATCGGCAACGCTTATAAGAACGATATTACCCCTGACGATATAGTTAAGGTTAACAATGCTCATAACAAGCTTAAAGAAGAATTATTGGATGTACACCAAAGAATCTTGAATGTGTCTTTGGAGAATATCACGGTTAATTCCTTTACTCAGCCAGACCTTATGCCAACAGACATTTCTAAGGACTTTGCTACAGAAATAGGCGATTTTCTCAAGGAATACTGGTTATATATTACTCCCATATTCGGTCTAGCTATGATACTTAAACAACCTAGAATAGACATAGTTAAGCCTGAAACTTATGTGTTATCTAAAAGTGTTCGTGAATTTATTGATAAAAGGGCACAAACTTCAGGTGAGGGGCATTTACAAACCATCTTAAATGACGTTCTAAAGGCTTCTAACAAGGCTTACTCTGATTTAATGGGTAAAGTTGCCATTGACTTAATTAGTGAGGCTTATGATCGCAATCCAGACAAGTTCAAAGACTACTTTGCAAAGAAGCCTACTAAAAAGCAGATTAAAAAAGCTATCGATACTACAGATATCTTAGAGAAGAATCGTAAAATCTATGATAAAGCCAACAAGATGGCATTAGAAGGTTTTGCTCGTAAAGATGTAATCAATTCTATTCGCAAGGAATTTACTGAGGTATCTAAAAATCGTGCTACCTTAATTGCTCGACATGAAACCTCCAGGGCTTATGTACAAGCACAATACGATGCAGATAAACAATTACTAGAAGTTACAGGTAAATTAAAAAATGCGTATAAGCAACTTTATTCCCGAACAGGACATCCTTGTGCTTACTGCCAAGAATTGATCGATAGAGGACCTGTACCATTTGAAACTAACTTCCTAGATAAGGGAGATAGTATAGATATCGTTGAAAATGGTAAGAAATATACATTTGTAGCAGATTATGAGGATATTGTAGGTGGAGCGATTCACCCGAATTGTTATCATAAGAACACTCGAGTCTACACAAATCAAGGCTGGAAACACTTTTATGAACTCAATGGGGATGAGTTATTCTTCTCTATAGACCCAGAAACAGATAAACCAGAATGGGTTGCAGCGAAAAAGTATATTAAGTATCGCTATAAGGGTAATCTTATGCGTTTCTATAATAAAAATGTCGATATGTGTGTTACACCAGACCATAATCTATTCCTCAAGTTTTACTCTAAGTCTGGCTCTACATATAACAAATTCGTACAAGCTAAAGACGCGTCTTTATCAAGACAACATAGATTCTATGCTGGTATAGATTGGAAAGGCAGTGATCCTGGATTAGTTAAATTGGGTGACAAGATGGTAACCCCTCAACAGTTTACTCAGTTCATGGGTATGTATCTATCTGAGGGTTCTTGTGGCTTGTATAAGTCAGCTAATAGAGTGAGTATTGCTCAGACTAAATATCGAGATGAGTTCCGCAACATGTTGCGTACATTACCATATAACACAGTAGAAGTAAAAAGTGGCTTTGAGATCAATGACAAACCATTAGTAGAATATCTGTTGCAGTTCGGAAAGTGTAACGAAAAATTCGTGCCTCAAGAAATTAAGGATATGAAGCCTGAATATATTCGTATGTTCCTAGATGCGTATATACTGGGCGATGGTCATATAAAAGCCAAACCTGTTAAGGGTTCAGAGTATATAGGTGTTAACCGCACCATCTTTACATCAAGCATCAGAATGCGAGATGACATAACAGAGTTGGCGGTTAAAGCTGGCTATCGACCTACCATCAAAATAGCTTCTCATGCTGGTACTATATATCAAGGCACAGATTATAAAACTAATTATGATGTATGGACAATATCCCTTAAGAATAGAGTGCGGTCCTATGCGGATAAAGTCAATAAAGAGTTGGTACCATATGATGATGATGTATATTGTGTTGAATTAGAGAAAAACCATACACTATATACTGAATACAATGGACGTATATGGTGGAACGGAAACTGCTCCTGCTCATACAAATTGGTTATTAAAAATGGCGAAATAAGCAACACGTATACCAGGGAAGAGGGTGAAAACTTACAGAAAATAATCAACTCATGCATGAACCAAGGTTGTGATGAAAATTGTACTCATGAACACTGCACTCATGAACATAACGAAATAGGGAGTAATAATGGCTAAATTAGAGAAACTTAAATTAGGTTCGCATCCACGAGGGGATACTGGAGTAATCCGTTGGTCCTGGAAGAAACAGACCACAGGAGGAACAGAAAAACTATCCCTTGTAGGCTATAAGGCTTGCTTAACGGTAAAGAATAACGAATACGACCAATCAATGGATGATGCAACACCTGATGAACAAGAACGCACTACTACTAAGGGCTATAACAATGTTATGTGGAAGGTGGATATAGATTGTGATAACCCAAGCGATATGAGTAATATTGATCCACGTGAAGGGCAAATCATCTTTCCCATCCACAAACAAGCTGCTTGGTTGGAGCCTGGTAAATACAATATAGACATTGTGCTTGAAAATAAAGCATCCAGGAATACTACTACTGTTATGTTTGGCGAAATCGAAATCCAAGGTCACCCAACTAACCGTCTAACTACAGATGGTCCTGACTCACCAACCGCTAAATAGATTAAAATTGTATAATGAAAGAAATAACGAGAGGAATAATATGGATCTAGAAATCAATCGTCTACTTAAACTAGAACAAATCCCTGGTTTTGAAATGTCGGAGGAAGAAAAAAAGACTCTAGCCGAATGGAAGAAAAACCAGAAATCTGTCATTAAAGAAGACAAAGAAACACAAGTACCGAAAGGTTATGAAGAATTAGACATGGGTTCAGAAGCTGGTCCTGTACTCAGAAAAGTGACAGCTAAAAATATGGCTAAAGTTAAAAATGTTGTAGAGGACTAGTCTTATGGAGGAGGCGAAGTTATTTGAAATCCGTTGCCCAGCAATGGTAAGAGCGAAAAAAAGTAACAAGCTAATGAAGTGCAACCATCTATGTGTTAAGGTTCATCCTGGCTCAAGTGGTGAAGTAAAATGTCGTCACTGTCAAATGGTATTCAATTTCTATGTAGATTCAATGGCACGTTCAATGCTTTCAGTAAGAGTGAAACCTATACCTAACAATGACAAGAAGAATTAAGAAGTTTCTAGCATATTCAAAAATAGTACTACCATTAGTGCTATGTTTTGTTGCATCCGTATTCTTAACTATTTCTTATCAAGCCGAAACAAGTAACAACAAAGATATTATTCTCCGTCAGAAACAATATATGTTAGATATCTTGGCGATGGAGGCTAAAGAAACAGCCTTAGCTTTTAATGGTTCATCTCAATGTGCTACTATTACAAGCTCTATTGTAAAGCAGGGTATACAACATTTGGATGCTCAACCTCACACACTAGGTGCTGCTTATGGACCTAATCTAGCTCTAATTAGTGAGCGTCAATTTGAACGTGGTACGCCTTCAGACCAACAGATATATATTGATCCAACTAAAGACGCAAAGTTTAATACACAAGCTCTAACAACGTCACAGGGCGTGTATAATTATGAGTATAAGAAGGGGACTTATATTAAAGTCCACTATAAATGGGTTAAACCTGCTTGTGGCGAATCTACCCTGTTAGTAACTGGTATAACTGACGACCTAGTACAGACTAATGCAGGCTTTATGACAATCTTAAATACAATCATTATTTTAACGGCTATGTCAGGTTACGTATTTATAATTTTATGGAGTCCGAAGCGTGGATAATTTACTTACTTGGATCCCCACTATAATTGGTTTTACTACTACAGTTGTAGGAGTTGTATTAACTTCACGCTCTACTGCCTTAAAAACTAGTATAGACAATTATAAGGATCTAGCCGATTCATATAAAGCTAAATTAGAAGAGCAACAGAAACGATTAGACGAAATGATTGCGAAATTAGCTGCCCTTGAAACCAGAATCAATGAAGTGGAAAAAATCCCTCTTCAACAAATCAGTAAACACCTTGGCAGTATTGATGAATCTATGGCAGTATTGTTAACCAACCAAGTATCTGTTAGCGAAAAAATAGAAGCTATTTATACTAAACCTACTCGAAATTCCCGTACCAGAGCTAAAAAATAACAATCTGATATAATTACTCCAGATACGAAGAGCTAAATAACAGCCAGTTATCACTCGAACACTAAATGAAAGGTTCACATGAGCAAAACACAAATACCTGTTGATGTGACCAAGAACTCTTTTACGGACGAAGGTGAAGGTGTCGTTACTTTCAATCCCGCACTAGTCATTACTGACTCAACAGTGCAGCGTAACGGAACAAAGTACGATATTGACTCTCTCGATCTTTCTAAATATGCAGGACAATTGACTGCTGACCATGAAGATAAGTTACGCAACATCATTGGTCGTGTAGAAGGATTAAAAAAAGAGAATGGTAAAGTTACCGTTGACCGAATCGTCTATGCAATTAATAGCAATACATATGCTCGTATTGCCTACAACTTGCTAACTCAAGGGTTCTCAGGTGCATTCAGCATAGAAACAATAGGTGGCAGCCCAGATCCAACTGACGGAATGTACTATTCCCACGAAATGGTAGGTCTTTCACAAGTGGTTGTCCCAAACAACTACTCAGCTACTGTCAACCAAATCGTCAAGAACTCAATTGATGAGGCTCAAAAGGCAGGACTTGAGGTTGACAAAGAAGTAGAAGAGTTAGTAACCGAGAAAGGTGAAGATATGACTGAAGAAGAAGTCAAAAACACCGAAGTAGAAACAACTGAAGTTCAGGAAGATGTAAAAGAAGAAGTAGAAACCGAAAAGGTTGAAAACGCTGAACAAGAGGAAGTGGAAACTGAAGTAGAAACTGTTGACAATGAGGTCAGCGACAAAGTTGTTGAAGATCTCACCGAGGCAGTAAAGGAGCTTATTGCTCTAGAAAAGAAAAAATTAGAAGGCGATACTAAAGAGGCTGATAAAGGCTTGGAGGAAATCGCTAAAGAAAACTCAGCAGAAGCTGAAACAGAAAAGGAAGAAATCGAAATGACAAAAGACGAATTGCGAAAAGAGATGAACGCAGTCCTCGAAGGTTTCGTTAAGAACTTTTACGCTAAAAACGCACAAGAGCCAGCTGTAGAAGGCGAAGCTAAAGCAGGTGAGGAAGTTGCAAAGACGACCAACCAGTTCGCAGATATGGATTGGAAAGAGCGTTACCAAACACACGTTAACTCAATGTGGGAAGCCCTAAAGGGTGGTAACCTACGTGCTTTTGACCGTGTACAACAAATTAACGAAGTAAACTTGAACGCATTGAAGGAAGCTGGTATTGCCCGCAACTCAATGACAATCGCTTCAATGGGCAACTTCGTTATGCCACCAGAAATGTACAACAAGATTGTTGGTTCACAAAGTGACTACTCAAAACTTCTTGAGGCTACTGAGTGGCGTGAAACTGACTCTCTAGAGTTTGCTTGGATCCGCCGCAAGGGTTCAATCAACATGAAGAATGTTGCATTGTGTGATGACGGTAGCGATGGTAACCTAAAACCAAAGAGTGAGTACACTGCTGAGCATAAGGTTGAGAAGATGGAAGAAGTTGCAGCTGTTACACCTGTATGTACTGCCGCTACTCGATTCTTCGCTATCGACTTGCTAGAAGATGTTGCTAAACAATACCGACAAGACTACGATCGTAAACGTGCTCAGTTGGTTATTGCTAAATTGCAACAAGCTGCTACCGAAGCTGGTGCAGAGTTAATGTATGGTGGTAAGACAGATGCAGACGCTATGACTTCATGGTTGGATGTTATTGCTAAGATTAGCGATAGCGGTGTTGCAGGTACTCTTATCTTCAACGCACGTACATTTGCTACATTGAAGAAACACGCATTGAAGGCTGGCGTTGCTGGTCCTCTAGGCGAAATCTTTGTATCAGGTGAAGTTCCAACAATCTTTGGTACTCCATACATTGTTGTTCCAAACGACTTGATGCCTTCAATCGAAAGTACAGAGAGCGTTAAACACACACTTGGTACTGGCGAAGTTACAATCGCTTGTGCAGCATTCTACGCTGACTTGAGTGAGTTTACAGGTTACACTTCAGGTGGCTTGCAATACACAATGTCTAGCGAAGCATCTTACACAGATGGCAACAAGCAGAAGTCTGCTTACGAGCGTAACGAGCTAGTTATGCGTGGTTCGTTCTACCGCGGTGGTGCCTTCCACGATATCGCACGTGTTGCAGGTATTAAGGCTGACCAATCTACAGTATTGAACGGTTAAATACCACTAGAATAATAATAGGAGATAGATGTGAAAGTTTACCAATATATTCAATTGACAGGCGAAACCGTTCGGAATGAGAACAAACTACAACTCATTCTAGATAACGTTCAGTCTAGGCTTGAAACATTGCTAGGCTACACTCTATCTCCTACGAACCTTTACACGGAAATTGGCAAGACAACGCAATGTTCTTGTACTGACGTACTCAAGACTGAAGACCTATTGCCAGCAACACCAGCACGAGGCTCTATCAAGATTTTTCCATACAATGCTAAAGATAAGAAGTGGCGGGTTGACCCATTCTATGAAGTCTATGCCGTCAAGCTAGTTAGAGTAGTGGGGAAAGGTCGAGTTGTAACTGTTAAAGACTTCGATTCTTACCTTCCAGAATATTCGTCTAATGGCATTGGAAACTTTATCTCTAAATGTACAGAGGGTGGATGTGATTGCGGATGTAGTGGTTGTGTTCAGTTGGCAGTAGCCGCTGACTGGGTGGATTTTGAGGAGAAAGTTGATTCCGTTCCGAATGACTTGGTATATCTACTTATAGATATGGCTAAGTTCTATGGCGACCCAACTCGAGATATCAAATCTGAGTCAGTGGATGGACACTCCTGGACTAGAGGAAATACCACACCACCAGAACACAGACCTGAAATGCAGTTATTACTCAAGCGTTATGCTGGTCCATATGGTTCTGTAGTTAGGATTCCAGTGGTATGAATTGTCCGATAGATTATGTAGATGACGTTGTATTAACCTGGCAATATCGTGATGAATATGGTGATGAATCTAATGCTAACTCAATAAATATTCAAGGGTTGCTATTTCTAGGTTCATCAGTAACATACCAGAACGATACATACACAGAAGCAATTGATGCACACCTCTACCTAGATCCAGAAACTCTTATAGCGACAGGTAGTGGATTTAATTTACAGGGGTGCTATGTAATGGTAAGAGATCTAGAAGATAGACCTCAGACGTATAAAATTACACGAGTCGAGCTAGGATTGCGAAAGCTACTAGGAGGCGAAGTCAATAACGTTCATTGTTTCTTATCGAGGATACACAGAGTATGACAGGACGAGTTATAGACAACACCGACCTGGTAGAGTTCATGGTTAGAAATAGAGTGGCAACGACTAATAGACTTCTATTAGAGGAAGCACACGCTATCAGTCTACATAGAACTCCTATGAAAAGTGGTGCATTGCGTACAATGGTTCAGAAGGTTGTAGATGGTGAAACTGGAGAGATCAGGTGGAATGCTCCATACGCCATTTACCAGGAAGAGAAACAATTTCAGAATTACACAACTCCTGGCACTGGACCTCACTTCGCTGAATCTGCAGTACAGGGTGCTATGGACAAGATTGATGAATTGTGGGAGATGACTGAGTAATGACTATTCTTGAACATGTAGCTAGATTCCTTGAAACGAAAGGATTCGGCACTATAGGACAAAACATCTTCCTGGTTCGTGTACCTAGCTCACTCACTACAACAGAGGAAGTGTTTTGGTTAACCGGGTCGGGAGGTTCGCAAGTTCATATGAATACGACAGGTGAGCGACAACTAGCGTATTCTGTTACAGTTAATTTTCGCTCGAGAAGTGCCAGACAAGTTGATTCTAAGCTGAGTGCACTCACAGATATATTCAATTGCAGTAGCTGTGTTTCGTTACCAGGATTAGAAATCATCTCTATGCGAACAACCAACTTCAACATAAGGCAAGATTTGGACGCAGAAGAGCGTATGTATGGCTATATTCAGATACAAATAGTGGTTCAAAAGACCTGTTAATTAAAAGAAAAGGAAAATAAATATGGCATTAGTAAAAGGTCCATTCACCCTCAAATGGGGGTCAAACACCTTGACAAACGTTGGTGAGATGAGCATGAACTATGACATTGAGTCTAGCGACTTTAAAACAGTTGACGGTCGTACCTTTAAGATTGAGGGTGCTCACAGTGCTTCTGTTGAAGTTAAATTGCTTGAATCGGATGTTGCAGCTATCCGAACCATCTTGCCTCAGTACTATGTTGCTAAGAATGCTAAATTATCTACTGGTCAAACAGTAAATAACGATGCAGGAGCAATTGATATCGTGGCAGCTAAGTGTGATACAGCTACGACTAATTACGATCTAGACATTATTTCATGTAATGGTCAGGTTACTCGATTAGTCAACGCTCGTACAGCATTAAGCACCAACGACTTCGAGGATAATGTTCTACGTACCGTAACTGTTACGTTTACCGCAGAGCCAAAAGCTGGTCAAGCAGCATTGCAGTTCTTCGGCGATGGTCATTTGACTCCAGCGTAATACGCCCTAGGACAACAGGAGAAGCCCCACACGGGGCTTTTTCTTATATAAGGTATAATTAAGGGTAATGAATAATCAAGGCTCACCAATCCCTTCATATGGGGTTTCACTAAATACAACTCAAGTGGTAGATGATGTAAATCTAACTACTGCTGTTCAAGAAGTCCCTCAAATCCAAACTACAGTAACCGAAAATGGTCCTGAAGTTGTCAGCATTGTCAATGCACCGTTTGTCCAAGTTACTTCTGTCAATGGTAAAACAGGAGATGTAACAGTAGATGCTAAAGTAGAACAATTTAAAACTAATAAGCAATACTCTGAAGGATCTCTATGTGTTAATAGTGGTTCATTGTATATTGCTAAAAGAAGCTTTACTTCTGGAACAAGTTTCAATTCTAATGACTGGATTCAAGTTCAAGGTGGTGGCGGTGGTGGAGCGTCTGTACAATCTGACTGGAAGGCTTCAAATACATCTGATCCTGCCTACATTAAGAATAAGCCAACAAATCTCAAACAAATCGACAATACTTATATTCCTTTTACCCAAGACGAAAAAACTAAGCTATCCCAAACTAAAATACTCACTCAACAAGAGAAAGATAAACTTGCCACAACAGAAATTTTCACTTCAGTAGAGAAAAATAAACTCGCTTCCACAGAAATACTAACTCAGAATGAGAAGAATAAGTTATCTGAAACCCAAATATTCACACCCGTTGAAAAGAATAAATTAAGCCAAACCCAAGTATTCAGCCAACAAGACAAAACTAAACTAGATAATTTGGAATCTATAAGTCCAGCAGATAAAGCTAAGTTACAACTTCTTCAAGAACCGTTTACCACAGCCGAAAAGAATAAACTTGCTCAAACACAGATCTTTACTCAACAAGAAAAGAACAAATTACAAACCCTTGAATCTATTACCGCCCAAGATAAAGCCAAATTAGCTTTACTAGATCAACCATATACTCAGGCAGAAAAAACTAAATTGGCAGGTATTGAAACAGGAGCTCAAAGAAATGTACCTCAGATACAAGCAGACTGGCAACAGAGCAATTCTTCAAGTGTTTCATATATCAAAAACAAGCCAGTGAATATTGTACAAGATTCTAACTATGTTCATACAGACAATAATTTCACTAATGAAATGAAGGATCGAGTCATGCAGGAGTATATTCCGAAGGAAGACAGTAGTGTTAAACGTGGAAATATAGACTTTTCAACCTTTACTATTGGCAATAACGATATGATGGGTGTCGTTTATCTAGGTGGTGTGAAACGTAATGTATATACAAAGAATATTAACCAAAGGGTCAATCTAGTTGCACGGCAGATATATAATATTGCACACGGGTTACCTGCTGGTAAGTTTAATATTCTTATGATTCAAGCTAGTGTGGCACTCGGTATTGAAGAGCAATTTATTGCATTACCTCATATTGAGGACTCTCATTATCTAAGGTGGGGTTATGACAATCAATACATTTGGTTATACCCTACATATTCTTGGGGCAACAAAGCTGTAAGGGTATTTATAATATACGCCCTTACCTAGTAAATGCTATAATAAATATATAATAATTAAAAGGAGGAAGAACCAGATGAGTTCAGAACGATTCAACTTTAACGATGATGTTTCAGATGCTTTTCAATTTGAAATAGCAGGTCTTGCATACGATATGCGATACCCAACTCAAGACGAAATTCGTCCATTCGTTAAGTTAGCCAAAGAATATAAAGTGGCTGAAGACCAAGGTGATGTAGAAAAAGCCGAAAAAATTAATGAGAAGATGGAAGCCTTTATTCACAGTTTCATCATTCCAGTTGGGCATGAAACGCCAATCAAAGAAACTCTTAAGAAGGTGAATATTGTAGTCTTACGTCGACTTAATGAACGATTGATTAAAGAATTGGTGTCGTAAATGGCAGTAGTAACAGCAGCTCAGTCTGTTCCTTCTAGTGAGGATACTACGTTGGATAGAGATATCTGGGCTACTGTTGCATACTACTATCCGCAATACACACTAAAGGAGGCTCGTAAACTACCAGCTAGAGATATCAAACTTCTCATCAAAATAGCTAGAAAGTTAGAGGCAGAGAAAATGTTCAATCTTACTCAGATTGTAGCAGCACCGCATACTAAAAAAGGAGAGGGAGTAAAGAAATTATCAGAACATTTTAAGAGGTTAGCGAAATAATGGCAGTTACAGGTGGAATAGTTAGATGGGTTGTTGAGGCAGATTTATCTGCTTTTAATGCTGGAATGAAAGAAGCCTCATCTAAAGCTTCTGATTTAAGTAAAGAACTTTCGGGTATAGATCGAGCTACAAGAGATTCATTATCCAATGCCACTAAAAATGCTAATAATCTCAAATCTTCTTTCGGCGATTTAAGTGCTAGCTTTTCTAAGGTTCGTGCCGCGGGTATGGATCTATTTTCACCTGTGGTACAAGGTGCTAATCTAGCTCTAAATAGCGTTACGGCTCTTAGCGGTGCTGTAGGATCTATGATAGCCCAACAAGCTAAATCTGGTATTCAAGGTGCTGAATTTGTCGCTAAAAATAACGCTTCCTTCATCTCTTTAACAGGGTCAATCGAAAACGCCAACAACGCAATGGCTCAAGCCTTCAAGTTCTATAAAGGTATGAACAAAGACAGTGTTGGTTCCGTCTTCTCACGTTTTCCAACCATCGAAGCAGTTAATAGCATTCTTAAATATGGAGCTTCTTTACAAGACGTTACTAAACAACTTGAATTGTTAGGTAAAGTTTCTATTGCTTCAGGACGTGGTATTGACGAATTGGCAGAGCTATATGGACGAGCTACTGCACAGAAGAAATTCGGATTGAACGAATATGACCAATTAGTACAAGCTGTTCCTGCCCTTAACAAAGAGTTGGCTAAACAGTTAAATATTGGTACGGGTGAAGTTCGTGGTTTCATAGATGGAAAGAAAATTGATACTGACAAACTTATAAAGGCTTTTGAGGCTGTTGCCGCAAACGGTGCATTAGCTATGGGCAAGTTTACTGCTACTCTTGAATATCAGAGTGGTCGTGCGAAAGGTCGCTTAGCAGATATCGGAGCCGCCCTTGTTGGTTACTCTGTTGATGCTGAAAAAGGTTTCCAGGCTTCTGAAAAAGGCATTTACCAGTCTACTGTTCGCTTAACTAAAATCTTTGCTGACACCCTTGCTGGATCAAGTGCAACAGGTCAGAAGATGCAAAAAGTTATGGGGCGTTTGGGTGAGGCTATTAGTCCATTCATTGACAAACTAGCTGACAAACTACCTGGGGCAATTAGTCGAGTACTTGATTATGTAGATAAATTAGCTGGCGGTATTGAAAGCCTTGGATCTAAAATGCTTGCTAGTGGATTCGACATTAAAGCTCTTATTCCTATCTTTGCAATTCTAGGTACACAAATCCTTGGCTTCGTTGGTAGTATTACTGGTGGTGCAGGAGGATTGTTAGGGGCATTAGGAGGTGTTGGATCGGCTGTAGGTGGTGTTAGTGCCCCTGTAGTGGCTTTGGCATTTATTTTCACTAGAGCTATGGCTTCAAGTGATGAGTTCAGAACCGCTGTAGGTAATTTACTAGGAGCATTAGGTAGATTAGCTGGCAGTCTTACTCAATCTTTCGCACAATTAGCATCAAGTGATGGAGTTACTAAAGTATTAACTGCATTTGTTAACATTTTAACTACATTAGCAGATACTATAGCTAAATTCCCAACTCCTGTATTACAAGGAATTATGATTGCTATTGCTGGTGGGGCGGCTGTTGGAAAAATTGTGGGTCTAGGACAAGCATTGTTAGGTACTGCTTCTTCTATAAAGAAATTCGGAGATGCTTTATTCGGAATAGGAAAAACTACTGCTTCAGCGGTGAAAGGTGGCAATATACTAGCTCCTATTGAGTCAATGAGTTCTCAAATGACTAAGGGGCAGAAAATGATGATCACAATGAGATCTGGGATTATTAACCTAGTTCTTATGGCTGGAGCTATTGCCGCCCTTGGATACGCACTTAAGTTCGCATACGAATCTATGCCAGAAGATTTGGGTGGATTAGCCGCAAAGATGGGACTTATGGGTGGCGTTGTTCTAGGTATGAGTATATTAGTTGCCCTATCCAATAAAATGGGTAGCAATGCTAAAAGCCTCTTCAAATTGGTACTTATAGCTGGAAGTATAGCCATCTTGGCAAAGAGTTTGGAATATGCAAATCAGGCTATTCCAGGAGATATTCTTGAATTTGGCAGTAAGATTATAAACCTTGGTATAGGTGTAGGTGCAATTGCCATACTAGGTGGAATTGTTGGTAAATTAGGGAAACATATTATTCCTGGATTGGGAGTTTTGATTCTCATTTCAGGTACATTAGCTATAGCAGCTAAGGCTATTGCTTATACGAATAGTGTAGTACCAAGTGATATCGCAAGTTTCGCTTCTAAGGTAGCTAACATGGCGATTGGGATCGGTGCTATAAGTGTGCTAGCTGGAGTTCTAGGTGCAATTATGGCTACTGGTGTTGGTGCTCTATTCCTAGGAGCTGGATTAGTGGCTCTTCTTGGCATTCTAGGCGGAATGGTGGCGGCAGCTAAGGCTATTGCTTATGTAGATTCAGCTGTAACCAGTGATGTGAATGGCGTAAAAGCTAAAGTAGATATGTTAGTTGCAGTGATAGCTCATATGGCGAAGGCTAATGTCGGTGGATTGCTTGAAAATGCAGTCAAGGCAATAAATATGGTGACTGTCAACTCTATTGTTAATTCGTATAAAGATATAGCGATTAAACTAGCCTTAATAGCTGCAATTCCTCTTGATAAAGAGGCTATCAATAGTAAAATAACTCTGATTGGCGATACCTTAAAACTAGTGTCCGCAAGTGATGGCGACTCAATTATGAAGTTGGCTATGGAGGCGGCTAAAAACTTCGTTAAGAATATAAATGTTGGTCAGATAAGTAGCATTGTTGATTCGTATCACAATATCGCAACCAAATTAAATGAAATCCAAGGTGTAAATATTGTTCCAGAAGTAATCCAGGGAAAGATTACCTTAATTTCTGGTGTTATAAAAGACTTATCAGCTTCTGGTCCAAATTCACCGTTAAATGGTATTGATAAGATTATATCTGCCTTCCTACAAGGTGAAATTATTAAGAATGTTAGCGGTATTGTTTCTAGATATCACGAAATTGCAACTAAACTAAATGAAGTCCAGGGTGTTCAATTAGACGATAAAGCTATTGATGCATTACTAAACAAACTACACGGCGTAGTTAGAAAATTAACTCTTCAAGGCAGTACGGATTGGCTTCAAAATATTTCAGACAGTGCAAACACCTTCTTTAAGGCTGGAACCAGTCAAAATGTTGCTTCTATTGTAGGTACTTATGTGTCTATGATTGACAATCTTAAGAAATTGTCTTTTGATTGGGCTCAGGAGGCTAAAGGCACAGAAGATAATATTAATACTATTTCTCGAATTGTCCAAACACTTGTGGGGCAAAAAGGCACTGGTGGCGTATGGAACTCATTAAAGAGTTTTGCAACTGGTGGAATGATTTCTGAAGACGAAATGGGCAAGGTACAATCCTTACTCAACAAGTTCACGGAGATTGCTAAGACTATAAATGGAATGGAATCTGTTGATGAAGGACACAATTTACCTAAAATTACTGCAGTATCTTCTATAATAAGTGAAATTGGTAAAATTCCTACTGGATTGGCTATGGGTGAAAAAGAACTACTCGTAGGATTAGCCCAATCTATACTTAATAAGTTTTCTGGATTCGCACAAACCGTTAACTCTTTGGTTGAGATTGGTGCTGACAAATGGGAAACTCTAAGAAATATCCGACACGCAGTGTGGGAAGTTTGCCAGGTAAACGCAGATGTAGGCGATATGGCGGCAAAAGAGTGGATTGTAGGTATGGCTCAGTCTATGCTTAACAAATTCGTTGGATTCAGCTGGACAGTAAACACTATAGCTCCTGTTCAAGACGGAATGTTAGACAACTTACGAAATGTTCGTCACGCCGTATGGGAAGTCTGTCAAATCAATCAAGATGTAGGGGACTTATCTAACAAAGAGTGGATCATCGGAATGGGTCAATCTATGCTTAACAAGTTGATTGAGTTCGCATGGGCATTAACTGGTCTACCTCAGGTAAATCCTGCTGTTCAAGCGTCTATAGCAACTTTACAAGCAACCTTATCTCAAGTCATTGGTGGAGTTATCGGCACTCTTGCTGGACAAATAGGAAATGCATATGACGCAGGTGCTCAATTAGCCGCCAAATTAGGACAAGGTATTCTATCGCAACAAGGAACCGTTCAGAGTGCTGGATGGGGAATCCAGAGTGCTTTCTGGCAATCTATCCAATCTAAGTTCCCTGATCATTATTGGCAAGGAGTTGCCCTTGTAGGTGAGTTAATAAATGGCTTCAAATCTAGAACAGGTGAAATCTGGGGCGTAGGTAACGATATCGGCAACAAATTCAAAGAGGGCGTAACGGCTGTTGGTGGTTATTGGCAAGCAGGAAATAACGCTATTTCAGGCTTCATTAATGGAGTAGAAAGTAGAAATGTCTACTCCGTTGGTTGGTGGGTTGCTGAAAAATTCTTACGAGGTCTTAAAGATCGAGCACAACAACACTCACCTTGGAAAACTACTATAGAAAGTGGTCGTTTTGCAGCTCAAGGTTTGGCTAAAGGTGTTCAACAAAGTCAATCCCAAGTGGTTAATGCGGCTACTTCATTAGTGGATCAAGTGGTAGATATTCTTTCAATGGATGACATTACAATGTCGCCATCATTAGACGTATCAAGCAACTTAGCACCAGATATGTACAATGACAATACAGGCGTATATGGTAATCCACAACAAGGCAGGAAGAGCGTGGTCATTAACCAAACAAACAATAACTATACTCAATACTCAGTGGATCAGATGGTTCGTGACTTGAAATGG